GTTTCGGGAACCCACGGCGGCCCATACACCAAGATCGGCTCATCGACTGCGACTTCATTTGCAGACAAAAATGATATCGCAGGGGTGACTTACTTCTACGTAGTGACTGCCGTAAACAGCACGGCAGAGTCTGCATTTTCGAATGAAGTCTCTGCGATTATTCCAACACCATAAAAGAAAAGGGAATTATATAGATAACTCCCACATGAAAATAAAGGAGATATGCCAGATGAACGATGAACAAATTAAGTACATGGTAGATCGTTTCCTTGAATGGAGGCTACCTGAAAACTTCAACCCCGATGCAGGAATTAGCTTCAAACCAAACTTCAACGAGCATACGGCTTATCCGATGAAGCACGAACCCGTAGGGACTAATTTGTTCGACGCTACGCAAGCCGAAGAAATGGTTCGTTATCTGATTGATGGAATGCCGACCGATGAGTTACGGAAGACTTTGGTTGGAAACCCCTCTGTAGAAGAGTGGGCCGAATGGATTGTGAGTCGCCACAATTTTTGCGAACACAATGCAGGGGAGTCCCTTAGAGAAATATCCTTGGTTGCGTTGCGGAACGTTGGATCAAGGTAGTCAACTATATAATTCCCAAAGAAAAGACTTGACATTGGGTTGAGATTCTGGCAAGATGCAATCTGACAGCGATATGGCGACGGGTTGTGAGCAGACAATCCGTCGCTTCCTTAAAATTCAATCTGCTAGGAGAATATATGGCTCACTCAGTTAGCGAACAGGCAGCCCGCGCGGTCAAGAACAGCCAGCGTGTAGTAAAAGAGACACGCACGCTGGAAGAAATTTTCAAGGCGATCCGTGGGAACCTCGGCGCGAACCTCGCCGTCACCCCAGGCGACCAGCGTTTTCTGTTGGCGCAGTATGACGCCCTGCAAGTGAAGTTGGGTGCTGCTCTGGCCGAAAAGGTTTAACATGAGAGACCCTGACTGCGATTTCTGCCGACACATTGTAGGCGTCTGCATCACCTGCGACGCGTGTATGTGCGATCACTGCGAGTGCGACCCATGCCAGCACGGCAAGGCTCGGGCAGAAGATTGTGTGTTCTGCCAGCGGTACCCATCAGGTGAAGTGACGTTTGAACAGATCGCCCAGATACAGGATGAGACCATCATCATCCAAACAGTGGAGGATGTTTTCAATGATGAAAGATAAAGCTGGGAACCGATTGTTCCGCAAGGTGACGGTCAAGATCGTGTATCCCGATGCGATCTTTCCAACGAAAACTTTCGTTCAGCACGCGGGACCAAAGCAGGGGTTCAACCCCGACGGCATCGATGATATCCTAATGCAGACGGCCACGCGCCTGGATGAACTTTATCCCTGGTGGGAATTCAAATACGTTGAACTGGCTCCCCAAGGGCGCACGGCGCGCTTTGTGTTCACGTTCGCAGGATATCGTGCGATGCATGGTGTGGATGCCGAAGCAGGGAAGACGATGGTTCAACATGCTCGCAATCAAGGTCGAACGGCAGCAATGGAACAGGAAATGTCGTCTCAGGAATAATCGACGGGAGGAAATATGGAAACGACTGGTGATTTGATTATGAAGATCGGGTTCTCAATTCTGATGGTTGGCGTCGCAGTCTGGGTGGTGTCGTTTGTGCGCGAGAATTGGAACAGCCGATGATACCAGTAGTCGCAGTGCCCCAAGGCACGTTTGAAGATCGTCTAATGCGGGATTTTCACGCTGATATCGCCAAACATGTGACGAACTTGAAAGAGAGAGTTATCACCGACGCAGTGAATCAATTCGAGAAAGACCTGCGTGCAAAGATGGGCACGGTTGCACTCAACCTCGCCAACTACTATTCGGTCGAGCGCATGGGCGGCAATCTGGTTATCACTGTCCGACTGGAGGGTCTTAATGCCGCACGCACTGTATGAGATTTGGGAAGACATCACTGCGTATCATGGGGAAGAATGGTGCGCGCAGATGGTGGACTACGTCGCGCATTTTCCGACTAAGAGATGTGCGGACCATTATGTGGCTACGGTGCGGGAGTACCGAAAAAAGAACAGGCTCAAGTAAGACTGAACGGTTCTTTGAAGCCGCAGACTAGGGGGCCGCACTTGCACGCAGCGCAGGTTGTGGTGAACGGCTCCCAGCAGAATGAGTACATGCACTCCCATTCCGCGCCGCAGATTTCGCAAACATGCGGCTGAGTCCATCCTTTTTCGGCGGCTTCTTTGTATGAAGATTCGGACATGCAGAAAGAATATCAGAAAAGTCTTGACAGCGCAACTGGTACTTTGGTACTATTAGTTTGGGAGAATTGAAATGGCAGATTTTAACCTAGCGGTTGCAATCACCCTGCAGTACGAGGGAGGATACGTCAACAACCCAAATGACTCAGGCGGAGAGACCAAATACGGGATCACGCATGCGGACATGCCCGGGGCGGACATCGCCATGTTGTCTGTCATTGAGGCGACGAATTATTATCGCGAACATTACTGGAAACCCTTGTACGCGCAAATCGCTTCGCAAGCCGTGGCGACCAAACTTTTCGATATGGGAGTTCTCTTCGGGATTGGGGAGGCGGCATACCTTTTGCAGCGCGCGTTGAATTTTGCGCCTTCTTTCTGGACGAAGGTATTTGACGCACAGTCGTTGCTGGCGACGAACGCAATGGATGGAACGTCGGCAAATTTTCTTGAACAGTATCGAACTCATTTGCGAGCCCACGCATTGAATATTGCAAACGCGACTCCTACCAATCGAGAGTTTTTGAAAGGGTGGTTGAACCGAATAAATTCGTAGTGACTTAAAAGTTGACTTTTCTCTCCATAAGTGGGAGAATAAATCATGTTCGTCTATGTGATTGTCAACAGCGAGACTCTAAAGATTTATGTTGGGCAGCACAAAGGCACCAACCTGCGGCAGTACTTGCAGCAGAAGATGTACGAAGCGAAGAGAGGGATTTCAACTCGGTCGCATCTTTACGCATCTATGAGAATTCATCCTCACGGTGTGTGGAGTATTTATCCACTGTTTTCGGACTTGCAGACTAAAGAAGACTGCGACTACTGGGAACGATTGCTGATTAAATCGTTGAATACCCAGAATCCCGAAGTTGGTTACAACATTTGTCGGGGTGGCGAAGGGCATACGGGCGTCCCGTGGAATAAAGGAAAAAAGATGACTCTTGCCGCCCGAGAAAAAATGCGAATTTCCGCTTTAGGTAATCATAACCGAAAAGGAAAGAAAGCGTCTCCTGAAACCAGAGAGAAAATTAGCAAGGCTGGCGTGGGGCGAAAACACTCTGATGCGACGAGATGGGGAATGAAGGTTAGGCTGACAGGCACTAAGCGTTCGGAAGAGACAAAACGAAAAATCAGCGCCGCTTTGATGGGGCATGCTGTGTCTGAAAAGACAAAACAGAAAATTAGAATAAGACTTTTGAAACAACATTGAAGGACAAATTTGTGCGAGGTCGGCGCGCCAAGGCTCATCATTGAATTGGGGCCAATCAAGAAATACGCCGACATACTTTTTCTGGGACCAGGAGGTGGAGCCATGGCAGCGACGCGATGGAGGTTCACCTTTAAGTGCGAGAGAGGTCACATCATGACCCATTTGTATCCACTGGGGACCCGAGTCTCTGACCATGACGAGACCACATGTTTTGAATGTTTGAAAAGCAGTGAAGTACGAAAATCCTACGTCGTTTTTGTTTGCGCGGAGCAGCGCGATAATGGCAGCCTCAAACCATAGATACTATTGCACGCACTGCGGCATCTTTCTGCACGGCGAGACTCTCCTTGGTCTTGCTGGTCGCGTCAACACCCACAACACCGTCCATCATCCGATGGATTGCGCAAGTTGGACGGAGAATGGTATTACCTTGTCCGCGAATTACGACGACGTGGCTACTTCTAAACCATCCCACCCCGCCCCGCTCGTGAAATCCTCTACCATATTTAGATTGACGCCAGATGATGAAAAATTTCTTGCTGAAGCGAGTGTCAAATGGTGAAAAAGTGGGTCGTGGCTTATCTTATTGTGATGATCGTCGCGGGGTTTGTTCATCGCTGGTACACCATCTGGAGGTTCCGTAAATGACCGCTCGTGAAGAAACACTGATTGTAGTGGGCAGTGAATTGGTGCGGGTGCTCGGGCATAAAATGGGATGCCCGAAGATTGCTCCATCTATACCGTGTAGTTGCGGGGCAGGTCGGGAACAATCTCAGGCGATCAACAATTGGGTGCATCTAATTCAGCAGATCAAGGGGGCGTGATGCCGCTCGATCTATTTTCGGCGGAACACTTCGCTCAGAAAAACTGGGAGCGCATTCGGACATCCAAGCCAAGTGACTTTGAGCCATGGGAAGAAGCACGCGAACGATATATCGCCGAAAAAGTTGAGCCGATGCTCACCATGTACCGCCAATCCGATCATTCTTGGTTCAAGGATTTTTCGCGGCGCAAGGGTGTGGTGATGCACTCGTCAGATTTGATCTACCGCCTGCAGCAACTGAACCCGCATATCGCAGTGCAGTCCCAGTATAATTTTCCCGAGGATTGGGGACTATACGCAACCGCGCTCGGGCGCATTCAATTTCTGACAGGTCTGCCGAAGGACTGGCTCACAGAGTTTAGTTACGCGTTCGTGGATGACCGCGATCTGCCGACCGAAGAACGGCGCGGCTGGCGGACAGTCTTGGTTTACTGTCTGATGAAGGGTGCGCTGACCTGGGATCAAGTGGTCGCGAACTTCGGCGAACCGAACGATTCGTGGAACGAGCAGCGATGGTGCGAAATCACTGCGGATTTCCGCTACGGCGGCGACGGGATCGTGCATCGGAATCTGGCGAACGTCATCGGAGACTGCTGAAATCTTGTTACAAAACTGACTAATCAAACCATGAGTGAAGGGCATCCAGCACGCAAGCATTCAGAGGAGCATCATCATGGCAGGAAACGAGCACGACAATAACAGAAGCAGTGCACTATCGCCAGAAGCCCTGGCAATCATCAATACCACCACAGCCAAAGCCGTCCAAGACGCCGTCGGCGCATTGCTGGCAGGTCTCATGCCTGCTTTCAAAGATATGGCGTTTACGCCTGAGAAGTTTCGTGAAGCAACCCGCGTAGATGCGGACCCGAAATTTCTTGCGCGCATCCTGCGTGAAGATCGCGAATCCCTGAAATCTAAGCAGGACGAAGCCGAGATCGCGCGCATCACCGCCGCACGGCGCGCCGCGTGCCCGCACCAGGACAAGAACGGGCGCAGTTCCATCAATCTCGTGCATAACCAGCCCGATCATCAGCCGCGCGGCATTTGCGTGGTCTGTCATGACTGGATTCACCCGCGCGAATGGCGCATCGGTGTCATGGACGACAAGAATCCTCGCGGCAAGGCGTACTTGGTCGAGGCGCACAAGGACTACCGAATCGTGCTGCAGCTTGAATCTGTGGCCTAAACGAAAAAAAACTTGACATTGACGACCCCCAGGAGCAAGATGCACCTGGGGGTTTTTCATTTTATGAAAACCTGTCCTCACTGCAAGAAGGAATTGAAGGCCGAGAAAGAAAAGTTCATCGGTGTTTGTTATTCATGCCGAGCGTTTGCGCTGATGTATGGATACTGGCCCGAACAGAAAGTTGACTTTCCAAACCATAAGTGAAGCCCAGCAAATTTGCGGGCGTCCCATCGGTTCCCGATGGTTAGAGGAAAAATATCATGACCACATCGTCTAAAGGTTACACGTCAAGCTATCGCGGCACCAACGTGCCTGGGGCATATTTCCAAGTGAACCCCGCCGACTTCGGCACTCTCCCCGCATCCCCCGCAGCCCTTGGCGCGGCGGGCAAGTATGCTCTTCTGGCATACAGCGGCGTGACCAACACAGGCTCGTCCACGATTAACGGCGGCAACGTCGGATCGTTCCCGACTGCGTCCATCACAGGAATCTTTCAGTCTGACGGTGGCGCTGGTCAAATCATCCCTCCGTACGTCATTGACAACGCTGGTGCGGCTCAGGCTCGCATCGATGGCCTTGCTGCGTATACGGCGTATGCGGCTTTGAGTTTCACATCTTTGGGCGGCGCGCTGGATTTATCTACCGCGTTCACTGGTTCCAACATCGTCGTGCCAGGGAATTATTCCTTCGGCGCGGCCACCTGCTCTGCTGGGCTTGTTTTGAATGGC